TAGCTTGTTATCCGAATCTTCTCTGCCTATAGCGGAGAACTTTGGATTCCTTGAGGTAAGTAAAGATTTTAGTTTATCAACAGCAGCATAAACTCTGTCAATAACAAAATCACCTTGCCCAACGGCGCTTAAAGCGTCAGATTCTTCTTGGGTATAATGATTGCCTAATGCGAAATCAATAGCGTCGCGTGCCTCTTCATCCCAGTCTGCCCTAGCATCACGCCATCTCCTCCATAGGTCTCTATTCTTTTGCGCTTCGTCTGCTTGCGCAATATCATTTTCGGTAGCGATGTCAAATCCCCCAAATGTATAAAGTTAACTTATATATATAATATAAGTGTTAAGTACTGCTTTGTCAAGTGTTTTTTATTTTTTTTTTAAACTCTTTGTCCAGTAATCCAGCTTCTTACAATCTTCTTTCCTAAGAATTCTCTCTTCTCTTCAACCGTCTCTTCGAAATTTTCAGCATCAAACTTATTACTTAATGGCGCTCTTGCGTTAACGATAGAATACCAAAGACCATCTAGCAAGTCATCATTCTTTGCTTTTGGAAAATGAAACATTTCATCAACCAGGTCGCTATGTTGTTTTTTTATAAACAACTTACCTCTGTTCACCATAGGACAAAGTAATGATTCAAGTCTATCTTCTTTTTTAATTCCACTAGGAGGTCTAACTCCCCTAGCTATTCCTGGAGCCATCTTCCTGTCTTTACCAGAAAGTTCATTAACAGCATCGCGTATAATTCCTTGCGCCCCAACGTGTTCTACGTTTGCTCTTCTCATAGGTTGATATTCTTTTGCGTATTGAAATATCTTTCTTGGCATATCATACAAAGGAATGTGTTCACGGAAAATATCTATTACATAGATATTTTTATCGCTATCAATACCAGCAACAACAATAACCTGGTAATCATGTTTGGCGGAAGACTCGTAAGCCAAATCAACACCCATATAAACATTAACTGGAATTGCGTCTTCTTTGGTAAGAATATATGCTTGATTGTTTTTTGCTTTAAATTGTCCATCAAAATAATTTATCTTATCTATTTTAAACTTAGCACTCTCAAGATCACGAGCATCATTCATGTATTCTTGTGCAAACTTATGCAACTGCCCTACATATTCATAATCTTTTCTTATTTTTGCTATCTTATCTTTTGGAAAATAAGATGGCCATAAGGGAATATCATTCTCTATTACTCTATGAAATACCATTTCCCAAGTATATTCTTCTTTATTTTCTTTAGCTTCTAAGTATCCATCGTATATACCTTGCAACGCTGAGTCATAATGAACAATAGTTCCAATTAACCAAATAGAACCTTCGTTACCCTTAGATTCTTCAAGCGCAGGATATACGGTTGACATAAGCCATTCCTTAATCTCCTTGCGTCTTTCTGGAGTCTTTGTATTTAACTCCGACTCAAAGTCATCAAGAATAATTTTTGTATATCTAAGTCCAAGCTCTGATCTACCACGAAGCCTTTGGCTAGTACCTTTGGCTATAATTCTATCACCCTTAGATGTAGTGATTTCTTTTTCAGTCCATTTAGTTCCAGCCATATCTCCAAAATAATAATTTAAAGCTGGATTAAATTCTATATGGCTTTTAATATACTTAAGGTGGTCTACAGCCTGACCTTGTTCCTCGGATACCCAAGCAGCAAATTCGTTCTTACCTTTTGGGTTAAAACATATTCTATGCAAAAGCGCAGCCTTCGCCATAGTAGACTTAGTGTGACCGCGAGGCAATACAAGACAAAGCCTTCTAATCGCATTGTCAAGAAAACGTTCTCCAACTTCGTGATGAAATGGAGCTGGCTTTGACTTCATAAAGTCATCAGGAAGAAACAGTTGTCCAAATGCTACCAAATCTTTTGATACCATATTTAAGACTCTTTCTTTTTCGTCTAAATCATTTGGTATTATATTAAACTTTTCTATTGTACCAGTCTCCATTAGGTATTTCTTCAAATACATTTACCATTTTAAGAAGCCTTGGGCCAGCAACATAGACCCATGCTTTTTCTTTTTTACCAGAATCTAATTCAACGTTAACCTTGACTCTCTCGTATAGACCCATTGCAATCCCTTCATACAAATCATATTGAGCTAGGTCTTCACTTGTAACGTCATGAAGCTCCACAACCGTACCACTTCCTTCGTAATCTTGTATCATAGCAGGAAATTTTTGATGTCCAGGATATACAAGAGAAGTATTCTTTACTCTACCAATGTTTTCATTTCCATTTCTAAGAGTTCCGTATACAGCTAATTTCATAGTATCCGTTAAACTACATCAAAACTTTTATCAGAAGAATCTTTCTTTACAGCATTCTTCGTTTTCTTCTTCTTAGCTTTTATCTTTTCTTTTAGTTCCATAGAATCTATATAGAAATTATTTGGCGAATCGCTTTCACCAATTACTTTTTGAGTAATACTTTTAACACTATTATTGTTTATAGCATATATTTCTAAATATTTTTTTAAATCTTCTTCTTCTAATTTATCATGAACCTTTAGTACAAGATCAAATTTTACTTCTTTCATTATGTTTCTCCATAGTTATGTATTAAGCCAGGCATTTTTATTTCAAAGTTTTCATCGTATGACGAAAAACACTCACAGCATTCTATCGAAAAATATTCTTCTGAGAGATTATACCATATAGATGTGTACTTCTCCATAGGAAATCCACATACAAGGCAATCTCTATTTTTCAACTTCTCTTGAAGCTTCGATGAGCTTTTTCGAATTTCCGCCCTGGATAGCATCTAGTTGCTCCTTTGTAAATCCTTGAAATAATGTAACGGATTCTGTTCTCTTCTCAGTATCCATCATACCACTAATCTGCATTAAAGTTTTGATAGCTTGAATCTTATCTTTATCTTGAGATCCATTGTCATCAACAACATCTTTCATTTTTTCAAGCAGGTAAAGCGGCGTAATATCAGCTTCATGCAATACCTTGTCTACTTCTTCTCTAATCAAGTTCTTAACCCTTTCAGTGCTTAATAGTATTTTACCTTGGTAATCTGCGTATTTTTTATTATTAGTTGGATAGGCTTTTATAAATGCATCAGCAATTCCATCGCCTTGTGCTACATACTTGGCAAATAGGAATTCTCTTCTAGTAGCCTTCTTCCTATCTATCTTTTGCCTATAGGGAGAAATGTCATTCGAACCAAAAGAATACATATTCTTTCTAAGCTCCCCAGACATTTCTATATTATCTCTACAAATAAAAGTGCCAATAGCTGTCCTAACGTATTCGTTATACACGCCCGTAGACTGACTGCTCTTAAGCTCACCCCGCTTTAGAACTTGACAGACTTGTCCGTCGTCAGTCGTTACCCAGCTACTCTCAGTGCCATCCCTCCAATTGCGAGTTAGTTTTTCATCAGGACAGTATTGGCGAAATTCATCTTCATTGCTATATACCCTATGTTCAATATTCTTTATTTTTCGAACAAGCATATATTATAATATAACCCTTAAGTATGCTTTTGTCAAGGTTATCTAGCCACGCTTCTTAATTCAGTTTTGTTTGCGCCAAAGCTAGTTTTACTTCTTATGAACGGAGATTGACAACCTCCACACCTGTAAACAGGGAATTCATTAGAACTTGTAAAGTATGTAGCATTCGATGCTTTTATACTTTTACTTCCACAAGTTGGACAAACGCTATCATCCATTAAGACTCCGAGATTAGGATGGTTCTTTATATATGGTCTTAACTTAAGATAGACTTGTTCTAAACCAACAACATCTCTTTCATTGTAGCTAAGCATATTATTTAAGGCACTCTTATCTCCATCCATACAATCTAACCATAATTGAAAATCGGTCTTAAGCTTCTCAGCCAAACCAAATGTCTTTGTAAGAAAGTCTTGCTTATTAGAACTAAAAGCAAATTCCCTTCTTGCAATCTTCAATGTATCTATAGATTTATATGGAGATGGTGGAGGCATATCATTAAGAATGAACCTAGCATTTAATTTTCTTAAATCAAATCTATCTCCATTGTGTGCAATAACGATATCAGCTTGATCAAGCATTTCCCATATAGAATCAAGTACCCTTGAGTCATCCCTAGCGACAGCTTCCTCTGGTGTAACTATATCAGACATAACATTATCATCATAAAGCCATTTAGCGGCCCAAGACAATACATACCATACCCTTTGATTACCATCGTCATCCTTAACTAAATTAGTAGGTGGAACGTATTGCTTTCCAAAACTCCAAACCCATACAGGCATTGGTGTAGTTTCTATATCAAATAATAATATCTTCGGAAGAACATTTAGATCTGAAATATCAGTTGGTCTTGTCCATCCCATAGATTCTATTTTTCGAGTAACAGATTTATATGTACGCATAAAACCAGCGCTATCCAATTCGCTACATATATCACGTACACTTTTCATTGTCCTAGTATATTGACTTATGATATCAATTTCAGCTTTACTCCACTTCATATTTACTTTCTCCTACGTTTAGCTAAGAAAAAATTAGTCTTAAGTATAAATCTTAAGAATAATGACTCTAGATAAAGAAATAGTATTCTTACTTTCCCCATACTTTCTCCGATACAAGTTGTGCAATAATACCATAAATAGATAAATCTTTAAAAGCATCCATATAGGTTTCATTATCAACAGCGTTTTGCCCTCGATGCTTTATTATTATATTCTTTAATCTATTTACTTTATCATTCATTCTTATAACTAGTGCCGTTAGTGCAAACATTCTATCTTCATCGTCTTCCATATCGCCACCCAATGTTATATTACCAGATCCGTAGTCATATTGCTTTTTACAAAACAAATCATATTGTTCGTCAGCTATAAGTTTAAACTTATCCATCATTTCAGGATAGGTACTTTCTATTGCTTTTATTATTTGTTTGTCTTTTTCCACAGATATTCTCCTACGCCTAGTTGATGGAATCCGTTAGCAAGTGTTTCTATCATTCCTTCATCGTGATTACATCCATTATTAACAAGCACAGCGTGAATCACTTCGTGAAGAAATGTTTCGTTCCTTCTTGACGTTACAAGCTTTTCATCTAGGTAGATTTCGTTAGTACGTGGATTATTCATACCAAATAAATATTTGTTATCTTTTCCTTCTTTTTCGCCATTCATAAACTTTATTGAGTATTCGTGTCCACCTATATCTAATTTTCTCATTTATTCTCCTTATTGTTTTTTTCTTCTTTTCTCATAGAGCCCCAGGCTGGAACCGTGCAAGGCATTACTTCTG